TCCACAGTATGATCATACACATACGTCAGGAGGTGTCACACGTTATGTTACGAACACGAGAGATCAGAGAATCGCGAGGTATCTCGCAACGTTGGCTAGCACGTCAGGCGGGCGTTCCAGTGCGAACGCTGGCCAGGATAGAGTTGGATGGTGGTGACACCTACGTCTCTACCCTGCTGAAGCTGGCCCGCGCACTACAGGTCGAGCCGGGCGAGCTCCTCCCACAGCCTGATCAGGCTGATCAGGAGTGATCACTTCTGCTGGGGTGTCGTACGCAACAGTCAGCAGTCACGGCACAGGGAGTCGCATCGCTCCCACCCAGCGCCTCAGTCTGTCGCCCTGTATAGATACAGACAGCAGACCTCCTGGTAGTGGTTACAGGAGCAGGGCTGCGAGATGTTCGGTACACAGCAGCTAGCATTACAGGGCGACAGGCACCCCCATCTGGGCAGTCACACTTCATTACTAGTGGACGGTTACGATCACCCTGCCCAGTGACGATCGCGGTCTTCTGCTTTGTGCTGCGATCGTCGTTTTTCTGGCCTCCTGGGTGCGTGCAGACACACTGTGATCTGACGGATACGCGCACCCAGGGAGTCGCCCCATTTTGGGGCTCTGTCGTTTGACTGTCGCTTGACTGTCGTTTGGAACGGCACTTTTTCCCTGTGAGAACAGGGGCTTAGAAAATGGCCTGTCGCGTGACTGTCGTCTGACTGTCGTTTGACTCGCCCAAAACCGAGCCGAGGAGGCGCCGATCATGCCCACAGTGACGACAGATCCGACGATGGCCCGATCTTGGCCTAAGACTTGCGATGTTCTAAAGAAGACTCTCTCCTACGGAGAGAGTAGATCTAAGGGTGTGCGACTGCTCCCTGGCGGTCGCGCACACCCAGATTGAGGTAGCGATGAAACGACTAGCAGCACTCTACACAGCAGGCACACTGAGCGATCAGCAGTTTGCGATAGCCCTGTATGTGTGGTCAGCTCCGAACGCTGACACCACCACCCAGGCGCTGACCTCGATTTTCGCGGGCTCGGCTCGCTCGCTACAGCGCGCCCTGAAGGGGCTAGTGGAGCTCGGATTGCTCGAGCGCGTCAGCGCTGGCCCGCGTTCGTACTGCTACCGAGCCGCAGTCACCAGGCCACCCGCACCGAAAACCCAGCACCGATCGGTTGAGGTGCCAGCCCGCTGGGTTCAGGCGCTCGCACCACATCAGCGGAGCGCACCGCAGCGCGTAAAATCGGCAGTCCGTGACAGACTCCAGGTGTTTCTCGCACGCACACAGCCCAGCGAGATTAGCCCGGAGATCTGGGAGGCAATCCACCGCGCCCGATTTCCTTGGGGCTACGTCGCGCAGCTCCTCACCCGCGAGGGCGAGCTGAAGCCCCACGCTCGAGCTCCTGAGCGAGCACCCGAGCCAGCCAGCGACACACCAACCCACAGAGCGACACACCACACCCACACAGAGGAGGACATAGAGTGGCTACTCGAACAGCAGATCGCGAAATTTCGCACCTGAAGCTAGAGCCGCCCAGCGCCGTCGAGGCTGAGCGGCACGTGCTAGGGGGGCTACTGCTACAGCCCGAGCACTGGCCCGAGCTCAGCGACAGGCTCACACCCGAGCATTTCTACGACTTTAGGCACCAGTACGTCTGGAGGGCGATGGCTGCCGCGCACCGCGAGCACGGCTCGATCGACCTGGGAACGGTGGTCACCGTCGCTGCCCAGTGGATCGATAATCTTGGTGGCCTGCCGTACGTGACGGAACTCTCTGACCACGTCACCGCGATCGGGCCTACCTACTACGCCGGCCTAGTGGAAGACGCGTTTCGGCGTCGCTCGGTGTGGCTGGCTACGGCTCGCGTACACCACGACGTCACGTCTGCACTCACCGCGAGCCACGCTCTCGACCTGCTGACCCAGGCCGCAGAGGAGGAGGCCAACCGAGCACCCGCCGAGCCCCAGACCATGCACACGATCCTGGGCGCCACCTGGGACGCAATCAAAGAGTACCAGTACGGCGCCGCCGGGCTAGTCAAATCGGGACTCGCCCAACTCGACAAGCTCCTCGTGGTGCTACCTCCCGATCTCGTGGTGCTCGCTGCACGGCCAGGTCAGGGAAAAACCGCGTTCGCGTTGCAGTGGGCACGCCATCTCCTCAGTGAGGGCGGGCGTGTCGGGTTTGTCTCGCTCGAGATGGCGTCTACCCAACTCGCCATGCGGTGGCTCTCGAGCATGTCAGGTGTTTCGACAGCCGACATGCGCCGCGAACGCGGGATCGACGTCAGCCGATACGACAGCCTCACACGAGCCACTGAACGGATGGCGGGCTGGGATCTATGCCTGGACGACAGCGCCGAGCAGACGATCGGAGAGATCCGGGCCCAGGTGCGACAGTGGCACCGCAAGAAGCCACTCAACCTCCTGATCGTAGACTATTTTCAGCTCCTCAGCGGAGTGGGCGAGTACCACAGCCGCGAGCAGGAGCTGGCTGACTGTTCCCGTCAGCTCAAGGCACTCGCCAAGGAACTCTCGATCCCCGTGCTTCTCCTCTGCCAGATGAACCGTGGGATCGAGAAGAGAGTGTCGAGGAGTAACCCCAACCCCAGGCCCACGAAGGCCGACCTTCGAGAGACGGGCCAGCTCGAGCAGGACGCCGACGCGATCCTTTTTCTACACGAGGAGGACGGCCAGGAGATGGTGCTCATTGATAAACAGCGACAAGGCCAAGCACCCGCCGAGGCCTACATCCGATTCGACCGCACACGACAGACATTTAGTTAGAGGAGAGACACAGTGACACAGCAGCACGTCAAGACAGAGGTACGCTACTGCCAGCGCCGTGGGTGCATGGTGCTGGACTACTGGTTCCGCACCGAGAGCGGGCAGCTCACCCGCCATACCCGCAAGCCGAACCCACAGCCGGGCACACTGTGGAAGGTGGCGAACGCGAAAAGAGGAGGTCGACGATGAAACTCACACCAGCAGAATTACGACGGATCCGACACGAGCAAGGGATCGACGCCCGCACAATGGCCGAACGTCTCGGGCTCGCAGAGTCATTCTATACCCGTGTGGAGGCCGGTGAACGGCACGTCCCAGCGCACTGGATCGACGGACGCTACTGGTTGTTTCGTGGCTACACCAGCACAGCCAGGGGGCCACAATGACAGCACACTGGACACTCACAGACTCCTGGCGTACACTGGCCCCCTTCTCCTGTGTCACACGCCCTGTTCGGCTGGCCGCTACTCGTGTAGTTTGCGGCGGTCCAGTAGCGGTGAACAGGCGGAGCGGAGGCGCAGCAGCGAGACAGCACCACCAGGCTGAACTCGCTGCTGGCGTTTTAGGAGGTCGACGATGACGAAACGTCTCGAGCTTGGGCTGCCCTGGCCACCCACCGTGAATCACATCTGGAAGCGTGGCAACCGTCGCACCTACCTGACCGCGAAAGGAAATCAGTGGTACACCGCTGCCGTGGAGTCCATCCACGACCAGCTTTGCTCTTCCTGGCCTGTCGTGTGTGAGGAGCGGGTGCGCGTCTCGATCCGACTCCACCCACCCAACCGGCGAAAATGGGACATAGACAACCGGACGAAATGCGTGCTGGATGCCCTGACGAGAGCGGGCGTCTGGCTGGACGACGAACAGGTCGACGAACTCCACCTGACACGGTGCAGCCTCGACCCCAACAAGCGAGGCTTCGCCCTCGTCACCGTGGAGGTGCTACCGTGACACCCGAAAAACTGAGCCAGCGACTACACCGAGAGGCTCGCGAGCTACAGCAGATCTACCACCAACTGATCGGAGTCGGAACGCTCCGGGCAGCTCACCGCGTCCTAGTCGTGCGACGAACGATCGGCGACCTCGCGAACCAAGCGCTGAAACTCGAGAGGGAGGAGGCCAGCCGTGAACCGACTGAGTGACCGAGTCGCCGACGTACACCGACAGGTGTTAGCGCTGCTAGAGGAGGTCGACGAAACGAAGTTTCTCTTAGAGCACAGGCAGTTGTACTACGCGGCGACCAAGCTCAGGCTGGCCGCGTTTAACATGCGGCACACTGAGACAGAGGAGGCCAGCCGTGAACCGACTGAGTGAGACGACAGCAGCGATTTTCCTGCTTGCCCTCGCGTTCGTCCTGGTAGCCACGATCGTCCTGTTCACGCTCGTGATCGCGGTGCTGCCATGATCGCCGAGTACCTGTTCCAGCGGCAGCAGTCCGAGGCGTTCCAGCCCGGCGATCGTGTGCGCTCGCGACGTCCGTTCACTGCGGGTGGCCAGTGCTTAAACGGCGTAGTTCAAGAGGCGTTTACCCCGAAAGCACCGCGCCGATCTCGCTGCCCCACCATCCCGCGCTATCTCGTGGTGTGGGAGGACCGGTCCTTCGGTTGGTACGTGCGATACGACCTCGAGCGCAGGCCCAGCCCACGCGACCAGCACACGTTCCAGTTTTAGCCCAGGCTAAAAAAAAGTTGACGCCACATGCTGTGGTGTGCAACGTATACCCTACCAGGATAGGGTACAGGGCATGACATGGGACAGCGTGAGTGGCACAGGCAGGACGGCGAGACACCGAAGGCCTTCGAGGCTTTCTGTGCATACCTGCACCTTGGATCCCAGCGCTCCATCGATCTGGCTTGGCAGACACAGCGTGGGCGCGATCCAGCTACAGCGCCTAGAGCCCCAGGCTACTGGGGGCAGTGGTCTCGAGATTATGGCTGGGTGGCCCGAGCTGCCGCCTTCGACGCCTGGATCGCAGGTCAGGCCCAGCAGCAGACAGCCGACCTCACGACGCAGATCGTTACCCGTGCTAAGCGCGCGAGCCTCAAAGCGATTTCTAAGGTTGACACCAGCCTGGACGACGCCCAGGAGATGGCCGATCTCACACGCGCCCTCAACTCTCTCACCGCTGCGATTCAGCGACTACAACCGCAGGATCAGACGCCTACCGTCTCCCAGATCGTGGTGTCGTTCGATGAGTAGCGCAGCACCCCAACTCCAACCCAGGCCCGTGCTGAACTGCACGATCCCCTATAAGCCTCTTCCTCACCAGCGACGCTTCCACGACGACCGGACGCCCTATCGGCTGCTTCGTGGTGGCGTCGGCTCTGGTAAAACTCTAGCAGGTGCCGCCGAGTCGATCCGGCTCGCCATCGCGAACCCCCAGTGTGACGGGCTAATCGTAGCGCCTACCTGGGGAATCCTACACCGCACCACGCTGAGAACGTTCGTCCAGCTCCTACCCAAGCCACTGCTGGCCAGACAGGCTAAATCCGAACGCTACCTTCAACTGGTGAACGGCTCTCGAGTGTACTACGGCAGCGCCGAC